TCACAGACTGTATTTGCCTGAAGCATAGTGAGCAGCGGCCGAGATTTCTTCCGTAGTCAGCAGGCGTTCCCAGATAACCATTTCGGCAAACTGCGGTCCGGTATTAGATGACCCTCCCGAATCTTTACCAAAACGCAACCGGCGTTGTTCCTCTGCAGAACCACCGCGGGTGATAATGCCAGAAACACTGACACCAGATGAGCCTGCACCTATTAATCGTAACGTTACTGCGGCTGCGCTGTCAGCAGGGATGGTCAGAATAGCGGCATAGCGACGTGCGGAAATAGCCACACCTCCGGCAGCCGGATCGTTGGAAATGCTCAGTGTTGTCCCAGCAGCGCCGGACATTTTGGACAGACCCCAGCTGGCGCTTGCCCGGCTGAACCGCAATCCACCGATGGTCAGAATAGAGTGGGATGCGGAGCCGTGTACTTCATACCATACCGCCAGCAAACTGACGTCACCGAACTTACGATTGATGTCCGTCAGCGCTGCCAGTGCGCCAGGTGTCGCACAGTCCACCATGCGGATGCCGGACTGATCGACAATGACTGGCGGATTCGTTGTGTTTCCCGACAAAACATTATCCGGCACCAGGGGACTCGGATAAGCGATAACGGCGTCTCCCGTAATGCTGGCTGAAAAATCCAGCGCCGGACGCCAGCGGTCGGTATAACCGGTCACGCCAATAGCGGGAGCATAGGGGGCATAGTTTTTAATGGAAGGGTCGGGACTGGTCAGGCTTCCAGGAACAACTTCAAGGGTCATGATTAAACGCTCCGGTAAATAGCGGCAAGGCTGGTGTAATGTGCATTGGTGGCACGAGGACAGGTCAGCGGGTTCTGCATACGGTCAGACAGACGGATATAGCTCAGGAATTCACCCGGCTGGGATGAGCCATAAACCGGCCAGTTAAAAGCCCCGGCAGGTAACGCTCCGGTGGTGTCGTCCTGCTGACCCGCAAAAATCGCCAGGCGGTGCAACAGCGTATCGATATAGTCCTGACGCGGGTCAGCAAACATGTAGGCAATCGCCGGTGCATAGGACAGCTCGCCGACAGGCTCCCTCCAGTCCATGCTCCACACCGAACCATCCGGGTTGTAGGCCAGCGCCCGCAGGGTGTCGGCCATATGCCATAGAGCAGCCGAGGGTACCGGCTTTCCAGCCAGCAGAAAGGTACGCAACATCCATTCACTGCCTGACAGTGAAGCCATCGTGTACCAGCGCGAGACGTCCTGCCCATCAGCAACCCCGTGGTTTTCAACGAGGCGGGTCGGGTTAACGTTTGTCCCGTTCATCACATCGCAGGGAGCCAGCCCGTTAATCGTCATCGTCTCGGACAGGTCGTTTCTGTCACCCAGCGCCGCAATCTGCATCGTAATCAGCCGCTCGGCCCAGCGCTCAGCGTTGGCATTATCCGGGGCTAAAATCAGTGCACGGGCGAGGATAGCCAGGTTCCACGCGATTTCTTCTGATTTGGAATCGCCTGTCGGGTAGTTATCCGTCACCTGCCCCCGGATATCCGGGCGCGTCCAGCGGTATTTGGGCGTGTACTTCACAAAGCGGTTAGCCTCATGTACCACCATTACGGTGACTTTTGTTTTCTGGGCTGCCGTCAGGTGTGCGCCCATCAGGTCGCAGTGGCTGGCCACATTACGCGCCAGCTCTGCCGCCTGTGAGCCGAAAGTCACAGCCACATCTTCAGAGGCTTCGCTCCACGGCGGCGGCGGGCCTCCCCACCAACCACCGTTTGCCAGATGCGCACTCACCACTAAATCCAGCCCCTGCACAATCCAGGAAACGGCAGTGTCATAACTGACGCCAATAAACGTTTCATCCCAGGCAGCGTAACCGGCATCACACCAGCTTATCCAGTGAACTACTGCGGCCAGCATCAGCGGGTATTGCTCTATGCTGTCCATCGTCGAGCCAGTGACTGGAAGCCCGGTTCCGCCAGCCAGGGGAACCCATGTCGGCACCCACGTTGAAAGCATGTATTTACAGGCACGCTCGGCGAGTGGTTCGACTGCCGCGCGTACTGATGCGGGTAGCGGCGTGAGGACCATTTCAGGGCGTTGATTCACCGACTGCCGCGCGCGACGATTGAGCGGTGGCAGGTAATTAAGGCGCCCTGACTGGTCGGCTTCCAGCAAAACAATGCCGTCTTTGATAATCGCATGTCCTGCCGGAATATCTGCGGGATTAAGCTGATAGACCGCCACACCTTTGGCAGCGTATGCTGCGACGTTTTCAGGCGCTGGCAATCCGTCCATTCCCTGAAGAGTACCCGGAAGTATTTCCCCGCTGGACATAACCTTTCCCCAGGCGTAAGTCACTCCGTCAGAGTATTCATCTGTACGTCTTACGGCTGTCTTTCCAGAAATCATGGTTCTTCCTGTAGGTTGCAGCACGCCTCCAGTGTTTTTGTACTCAATAGCCAGATAAGCATCATCAGAACTGCGCACATAGGTGGTGCTGCCCTCCGGGATATTGACGATATCGGCCTGGGCCGCATCAAGCGTCATGTACTGCTTACTTAGCGGAATGATGTTCTGCCGGACTTCATCATTTTTCGCCATCATTTGACGCCAGGTATCCAGCGGTTCCCCGCCGCGGTCGTCAACCGTTCCAGCCGGACCGTTCACCAGTTCGTCAGCGCGTTTGACGTTATCCATGAATATTTCAGGCGTCGTCGTACCCAGCGGCGGATTCAGATCTGCAGCCATGTTTTTTGCTCCAAAAAAGGCGTTCGCGCAAACGAGGGTTTGAGCGAAAAGAGTTAATAAGGGGTTTTTATGGGGTATTAAGCGACGTCGCCGGGGTATGTAGCATCGTCGTATGCGTAGAATTCGTCACGATATTGCCGGGCAGTTACCTCGCATGTGCCGTCATCCTGCGGGGCCACTTCCGCCACAGTGGCGTGATACACATCCTTCTCTGAACTGCAGAAGATCAGCCGCGGCGGTTCGATGATAGGATCATCAATCTGAATTCCTTCGAACTCAAGCTGATACGGCACTAAGACTTGATAGTCACCCCCCGGAGAGGCTTCCAGCAGTCCAGAAGCAGTCCCGTCCTGGTACCTGATGTATACCCGTGGATTTGCGAATGACCAGTCTAAAGGCTCAGAAACACTAAACGTTGTCATCCCATCAGCTGTTGTCATCGCGTCGATGAGACATGAGATGGTGTTACTACCAGGAATATCATCAGTCAGTACAATGCGATCGCCAACGTTATAGCAAAGCGCGTCCATTTCCGTAGTGGTCTTGTGAACCAGTCTCTGCAGGCGGTATTTCATCAGCCGCCGCATGCCAATCTGATAAGCGCGATTCTGATCAAGGACGCCATCGAGGGTAAACGCCTCAGTTTTTACAGGGGTCGGATTATCCGGCGTCCGGCACTGTACAGTTTCCTCTGCCCATGTCGCGCCATTGATGTAGGTCACGTCAACGCCGTCATAATCATCGTCGTTAGGGGCACTGAAATCTGTCTGGAGTTCTTCTACCATTTCATGGGGGGTAATGGCCCCGGTCCATGGCTTAATTCCTTCCCTCCCGACGGACGCTAAACCTTGAGTATTCAGCAGGAAATACCCCTTTCCGGCATTCGCAATTTTCTGCAACATTTCCAGCGCTGATATACTGTCGCCTGTCGCAAAATCAAACGTTTCACCGTCGGGCGTCCACCAGGCGCTTTCGAGCGCGTCTATTGCCGCCGAGTCCATTTCAAGACCCAGCGATCGCCCAACATGATAAAGTGCGCCTGAAATGCTGCGGGATGTGCCGGAATCATAAATCCGGGTGGCTACAACGTTTACACGTCGATCTGACTGCGCCGCAAGTTTTCCGCCTGTCTCGACCGTTGCCCCCATGAGGGTGACACCGGCATAAGAAGAAGGTCGCGCCAGTAGCCTCCCACGCAGGGCCTGCCAGTACATTGAATCGCGTGCATTATTACTACCCTGCTCATTACGCCGTCTGCATCTCACTTCAACAAGGCCCGGTACCGACAGCTCAAACCGCTCAGTAAAACCGAGTCCATTAACGTTTTGCAGAGCATAGACGCCTTGTTTACTCGTCCATCCGGCACCAGCACCATACACGCGGTACTGTATTTCCCACTCGCAATGCCTGATCCGCTTTTTGCCTTTGCTGTCAAACCCACAGATACCCGACGGAAACGAGAAATTTACCTCGAAGGCGTCAACCACTTCATTTTCCGGGCACACAAGAAAAGGTCCCAGCCAGGTATCGTTGTCGTTTATACCGGTAGCCTGGTAGTCGATCATCGTGCGCGGTGAAAAACCCGGCCAGGTAGGATCGATAACGCCGTCCACCAGCCGCTGAACCGTTGCGGTCGTGCCGTCTGCATCAGCAATACGGTATTCGTTATCACGGTGCGCCAGCGACAATCGCTGAGTACCCTCCGGGATGCCGGAGAAAGCAGCCCCCGTTGCGCTACCATAGGCCAGCGTGACATTAGCAGTAATTGCCGGACTCCCGCCGCTGGATGCAGTTCCGGAAGTAAACTCCGGGCTGTCGCCGAAAATAGATACGGGAAGAGAAGAAGAGGTGATGGAACCACCCAGCCAAGGGCTGGATATTTCAGCTATCCGCACGACCCCGCCATCATCCTGCGCCATGAGTCCAGAGCCAGTAAGCCCTTCGTTTATAGCAGCAAGAAGCCCTGACATATTCAGATAATCGGCTACAAGGGAGATGGTGAACGCTGTAGCGTGCCAGGTGATATCAAATGTCTGCCCCATAACGGAAAAATCATATGTTGTCGGTGCAGCACTGGCACGTAAACTGGCCGCTATACCGCCGGTTCCAGGAACCGCATCCTGTTTCGGTGTATAAGAAGCGATCACCAGATCATACTCTGAACCACCAATCGCCAGCGTAACGGCCATGCCAGAAACTGGATTGATTTCCGCAAGACTATTACCGGTCAGAACGCTATAACCTGATGATGTTGAAACAAGATAATTTGCCGGGGCAATGATAGTTACAATGGCTCCGGTCACCCACGATTCCGGCAAGGCATTACCATCATCGTCGTCGTCATCATCATCATCAAGTCCGTTGAAGGTCACCGTGGCGCCAGAAACTGCCATACTGTCGGCATTAATATCAACAGAATCGGGTGATGTCTGGGCCATATCCAGACCTGAACCGCTTGATGTCCCGCCAACCTCTGTGCTGTTGAACCAGTTTTCACTACGGCGATCGCCTGAGACATCCGCACCGGGAGAATAAACGTTATAAGAGAATGAATCGCCGAGGGCTGTGACTGGCGTGGCGCCTACGCGAATATCGCCATTTGTAAAAGCGAAATTCCCCATGCCCAGGCATAACATCATCTCTACGGTCATGCGGGTTGGATCGTCAGGGTGAAACCGGGTTACCGGCTGCACGACATAATCGGGATATATCCGTGAGCGACCAAGCACCTCACGAATAGGATCACCTAATTTTGCTTGATTGGCCTTTGCCGGATTGAGATCAAGGGACGTACCATTACTGGAGGTATACCCCCCTTTGTCCATTTGAGACATCATAACGATGGCGTAAATAGCTGATGCAGCAGCAACGGCCGCAGCGACCCAGGCGGCGATAACCGAACCCGACACGGCTTCACCAGGTATCGGATAAACCCTTACATCACTATCAGGATTAATTACACAGAACGGCCATTCCTGCGGAGGTATGGAGACGTTGTTGACCTCAAAGGCAACCCTTTGCCGCATATCTGGACGATAATTTTCTACATTTTCAGACATCCAGTCGTGAACTGTCATGACCCGATGCTGATGCGTTTCCAGCGGTTCGCCCGGTAAACGGGATGGGTATACACGAATAGTCACAGGTAATACTCCACTTTCAGATACTGCTTCTCAAAGCGCGTCAACGGCAGGATCGTCACGTTACGGCGGGGATTGCACTCCATCACATACAGCAGGCCACCCAGCTCCACCACGACACCGAGATGACCGATTACTCCTCCCGTATAGCAGGCGGCCACCGCACCAGGGCAGGGAGCACATCGAACAACGTTTTGACGGAAGTTATTGCAAGCGGTGTGCATTTCATCGCCCTCTTTTACCACGCCTTCAAAAGCGGGCCAGTCAGTGAGTCCGAGATCGCGGCGCACTTCATGAACAACCCCGTAGCAATCAAGCACAGGAAAAACCCGTCCGCCCATCTGCCAGCGGACAGCCAGATATTTATCAATATTCAGCATGGGATACCTATCGGGTGTAACGGAGACCAGGGAAATAAGGCAAAGTGAAGCGGTTGCGAGGCCAGGCATAATCAAGGACGTTTTTAAAACCGGCTGTAATGTTAACGACTACCGGTTTCCAGGAACCGCCCTTAATCGGCATCACAGATGGCGGTTCAGCGGGTGACGAAAGGTCAGTGGAAATATACTTCCGAAAAATTATGGTACCTTCCTTTAAGGTATCGGCGGCCTCACGTATAGCGGTAGAGACAACACCATCGATATTGCACAAAGAAAACTTCAGATCCTGTGTACCATCATCGTTCCTTGCCGGAAGAGAGAATGATATTGCGCAGGCAAAAAACTTCACCTCCGCACCATCCTCGGTCATAGCGGTTATGTCCTCATAACCTTCACACAAATAATACGACTGCTCACCCACATTAATCTGAAGTGTGCCAATAATGACTTCAGGACCGGATGACGCATACAGCCGGTTAATTACCGTCATGTTTAGGCCACTCCTTATTCAGTGCAATATCAAGGAGAGATTGCCCGGCCAGCCATTCTGGATAATATCCCCAACCGACAGGGGCAAGTGGTCGCTCCCTTAACTCAAGGGTTGCAGAATAACGCCACAGACCTGGTTTAATATAAGATGGTCCTTTATACACTCCATTAAACCGACATTTAAAAAACTTCAGTCCAACTGGAGTTTTACATTTCATGTAAAACCATGCCGCACCATCAGTTAAAACGTCTCTATACCACGCTTCAAATACTTGTGCATGCGCATCACTTTTAAATTGCCATACAACAGTATTATTAGTTGGTACTGATGTATATCTTCTACGCTGCCTGGCAAGCCCCCCCACTCTGTCGGTACGAATCATAGGATCAGTCGATTCAAATCCATAATTATCGTATGTCGGGCCGGGTATATAATTATGTGGATAATAAATATCTGACATTATTTCATACGCCTCCCCGGATAGACGGCTTTAAGTGCACGACCGTAATTTTCACTTGGATTCTGTACCTGAGAAGTAAAGTACTGCTTAAGCCTTTTTTCAGACGCCCGCATTTGCTGGTTAACCATCTGCATGATGGTATCGTCAGGTTTACCTGTGAAGGTATTATGGAATTCAGCAACAACCGACCCGCTGCTTGCTGCTCTTTGCTGGCGAACCAGGTCTAACGTAGCATCCAGTTTTGCAGATGTGCCCGCTGTAGTTACACGCTCTCCCTTTTTCAATAACCAGGTTCCCGTTTCCGGGATTTTATCGATGCCGTCATGTGCCATGCCGGCAAGTGAATATGCACCAATAGCAGCGACCATCGGCTCAGTAAATGCGGCTGCTGTGGCAGCAGCAAAAGGGGCCATGGCGGGGCCTGCAACGGGGATTGCGGCAGTAGAAGCATATGCGGCTAATTGTGCCTGAAGAGCAGTGGCCTGAGCGTTGGCGAATACGGCTGTTCCGGCCTGTGCCTGAGTCGTTTTTCCCACCAGGAGCTGAACCGCCTGATAGACCAACCACTGCGCTGCCATTTGTGTCAGAGTCTGAATGACCGTCTGTCCAAAACCTTCCATCATGTTTTTAAGCGCATCACCAGCCGATTCGGACTGAGTTATAATTCCCGATAGCGCTTGCTGAATACCTGAGGTCGCGCCATTCAGCACAGAGCTGGTAGAATCTGCGGCGATCTGATTATAGTTGGTGGCCATATCTGCATAGTTTTGCCATGAAGACTCGACACCGGCCAGCCAGTTACCTCGCATTTCATCCTGTGCTGCGTAATACCCCTCAAGAGCACCCAACTCCTTTTTATAACCTTCATCCTCCAGGCTTCCGCCCTGATTTTTCCATCCCTGCCTTAATTGCGCCCTCTCGTTATTACGCTGTGCGTCCCTGTCACTTAATCCAGCACTATCTGTCAATGCAGCCGTCTTTTCCTGCATCTGAGTAACATATTTTAACGAGTTATCCTGAAGTTTATTCAGACGTTCCTGGGCAACGATCTGATCGCCCAGTTTCGCATTAACCTCAGCCTGCGCCAGAACCTTATCCTTGCTAGCGAGTAAAGATTGTTCATCTTTGCTCAGCGCACGGGTTTTCGATGCATCCTCAAGTACTGAGAAATCGGCCTCAAGTTTCCAGAGTTTTTTTCGTTCCGCGCTGATTGTGTCGTTCAATTCCTTATGCTGCTGCAACACTTTTAGCTCGGACATCAGCTGCAGGGTTTCAGCATTTGCCTGATCAGAAGAACGGTCGCCAGCTGAGACCTTGAAACCTTTTGATTTAGGCGTTTTTTTTAAGGAGGACTCATATTCTTTTTTGGCCGCAGCCATATTAATGGCGTAATCGGCCTGAAGGATATGTCCTTCTTTCAGTGCCTTATTTAATTCATTCTGACGGGCAGTATATTTTTCAAGAGCGGTCTGCGATTTAGCATAATTGGCCTGGGCCTGGGCCGCATATTTTTGCTTATCAGATTCAGCCTCCGCCTCCCTTTCTGCTGCCGCCACACTGGCTTTGGCAATTCCTGCCTGTTGCTGCGCCATATCCAGTGCCAGACGGGCTGACTCACGATCATTCCAAAATCGAGCTCTGGCCTCATCGTTTACATAACGGTCATTTTTCCTTAGATTCCATATTTCATCAGCCCGTTTAAAAGCAGCCTCTGCCTTGCTGGCCATCTCATCTGCAGTATCAGGCCGACCGAGATCGAGTGCAGCATCCCACATGGATTTAAATGCACGTTTTAATGAGTCGGCTGAGCGCTCAATCGTCCCCATATTATCGATGAGGGTCTGGGTCTGTGTATTAAAACCCTTCGTTGCAGCGTCGTTAGCCGCCTGCAATGCTGCAGCCTCGTCCCCAGAACGTTGTAGCTGAGCAACATAAGCGATCTGCTCCGATGTCACGTTGTGGAACTGTTGTGCCATCGCAATCAGTCCAGACGTCGGATCATTAGTCAGTTTTCCGAAGGCCTCCGCAACTTTTTCAACAGGGACACCAGAAGCCGTAGAAAATTTTGCAACCGCCTGGCTTAATTCATCAAAACGGGCTCCGGCACCAACGCCCGCATTAATTAATGCCTTCAGTGAGTCACTGGTTTGATCAAAGGTCAGTCCGGCCTGCTGGCCCGCTTTTGCCAGTACCAGCATTCTGTCGGTAGTCAGACCTGCAGAATTGCCAGATAACGTCAGCGTTTTATTGAAATCAGAAAGTGTCGACGATCCTTTATAATAAATGTACCCCATTCCCGCACCAGCGGCGGTCAATGCAGTGATACCAAGCGCCAGAGGGGTTACTGAGCCAAGTAAGGCACGAAAGGTAGGAACCAGCCCACCAAATGAGTCTTTTACCTGACCACCTTGCTGAAGCATGATTAGCCAAGGACTCTGACCACCAGCTAACTGAGTGGCAACATCTGTGAACTGCGCAGGCAACATACGCATCGCATTTTTATATTGCCCGATTGAGATACCCGCGCGTTTAGCGGCACGCTCCTGACGTGAAAATGCCGCAGTAACCTGGGCTGAGCTGTCGTTTGCTGCCCTTCCTAACCCACTCAGTTGCTTATTAAGATGAGCAACTTCCTCATCAAACTTTGCGCTATCACCATCAATTTTAACGACCAGATCACCCACTGGCTGGGACATAGCGAACTCCTCCGGGAATGCTCTCGGCTATTGACATAAGCTGCTCGTCAGAAATGTCCTCGTTTTCTTCCCTACCTGTTGTAAGTAAACTAAAATCGAGGGCGGAAATACCGTGTTTGTCTGGATCGGTGAAAAGACTGATTGCGAGGTAGCTTAAATTAGCGAAATGGGAATCAAGAAGATCGTCGCTAAAGCAACGTTCCTGGTAATATTCAATCCATTCGAACCATTCCGAGGAAGACATTTCGGAAAGCATAGCGCGCCAGTCTGGTCGACCAAATTCTCTGGCTAAGCGCATAGCAAAGCGACGTGAGCGGGTCAGGACTTTTCCAGATCCGGTTCTTCCTCTTCTTTAATAGTTTCTTCAGTTTCATCAATAGCGGGAGGAACCATCCCCGAAAGCATCCGGACCATTATGGCTGCACTACCCAGTAATCCCGGTGGATATTTGCGCATGATTTCATGGAAGATATCTTTTCCCTCACGGTTCTCATCGTCTGCCTCGCTCAAGGATAAAGCGACAAGCATGGCCTGATCACGCATAGTCAACAAGGTGGCCAGTTTAAAATTTTCTTCAGGAGTGCTTCCCTCAGGTGGTAAAGATTTCCGTTCTTCAACCATAAATTCAATATATTGCATTCGACTGTAAGCAGATAATTCAAACAGCAAAATGTTCTCACCACTGGGATTTAATGTGTCTTTTTTAAGATAAGTCATTATATTACCCTACGCGGTGCCAGGGCACCGCTGTCGAATATATTAAGGGTTAGTTGAAGAGTTATCTTCAGCCAGAGAAGGTTTACCTTTATTGGTAATTTGTGCACTGCGGGTAATAACTTCGTTCCGCGCAATGGTTTTACCCAGACTATTTACCCAACCGGTAAAAAGATCAACAGCGCCATTTGGATATTTAATTTTGTAGGATTTCTCATCGCCACTCATAAACCAGTCAACAAGATCCTGCTGACCAGACTCACCCGGTTTCCATGCGAGTGTAACGCTGGTTTGCCCGGCTGATTTAACCCCCTGAGCAGTGGAATCCCATTCAGGTGCCTCATCATCAATATAAGAATCATCGTATGATTCAGCAGTCAGTTCCCCAGGCGTAATCTCCTTAATTTGTGCTGTACGGGTCCAGCCGACATCGCTTAGGGGATCATCGAATGGGTCACCTGTTCCAGTGTAAATCCAGAAGGTTGTTCCGGCACCTTTGGTCGGTGTGGTAGGTGTTGGGATTGGCATAAGCTTCTCACATAATATAAGTTATGGAATATTGGAGATCGGCGGAGCCCCATGTTGTGGCTTCATCGTCTCGTTGATAGTCGTACCCGACAACGCTGATAGTTTCTACAAGACTGGTTAGTTCAGGAACATCTACCATCGCCGGATATATGCGGTTTTCCATCCATTTATCCAGCTCGCTGTCGGTGGCAGTGGCTTTAAGAAATACCTCAATGTGAAGGACAGCCTCCCACTCCTCCTCGTCAATAATGCCCCCCGTAGCCTTCGCATCGGTAAGATATACTGCGACCGCTGGCAACTCCTCTGGAGCCAGGAAAGCTGGCCGACCGTCATACCAGAATATTTTTCCGGAGTTAATTGACTTCAGTTTGTCCAGAACAGCTTTTCGTATTTGCGGGTGGATCATTTTGTCACTAGCCTTATCTGATTTTTAAGGGCCGCCATAATCTCTTTTGGCATATCAGATGCCATGAGTTTCGGTAGTTCGTCTTTGAATGCAGTAGTCAGCGGTGTGACAAGTGGCACTTTCACAACTTCAACAGGGTAACGAGATTTGCCGGTTCGCCGCAGAACGTGCCAACGCCCGTTATTGAGTTGCTGAACAAAAGCGCCAGGGAAGCTAAAATTCCCAACCTTCAGAACGCTTCCAGAACTACCGTTGTCGCGCTTACGTCGTGAAAGTTGAACCCGTACTGACCCCAGCTTTATCGCCGGGAGGTTGCCGCGATTTACCCTGATGGTTGCTATCGGATTTTTAGGGCTCGCCCGCTTAAGCCTTGATCGCTGCATAACCAGCTTCCGCTTAACCCTGGTTTCTTTCGCCACACGGGTTGAACTTCGGCTTATCGCCCTTCCAGCCACCCGGTTGATGGATTGTGATGTCGCTCGAGGAATGGCATTTTTACTGATATTACTCAGGTTCTGCTTGAGCTCTTCCAGGCCTTTAATCGTCACCTATGACCTCCTCAATCCAGATCTGCGGCTTACCATTAAAGAGGAGCCAGCGGGTAACGGTGTAAACCTGACCTTTATAAATAACCTCATCTCCGCGCGCCGGATGATAGCCAGCGCTGAAGACAACCAAGTTAATCCCATCACCAGCGACTGGCCCCAGCTCAGGCAGCAGGTGACTTTCAACAGCAACATGCTCATCGCCATTGATAGTCGCCGCTCTGCCCAGCCTTTTCGCCGTCAGTTCATCCATCCTGCCGGCCATATTATCAAAGGCATTAGCCATTGATTTTGACTTCCAGGACGGTAACGCCTGCAGCGGCATCCTCCCAGGCAGTCCCGGCTAATACCGCATCGGTGTCATCCAACTGAACATTTCCAGCTTTGAGATATACCTTTTCCCCGGCGGTCACGGCATCAGCTGGCAGCTTAGATAAAAGAAAGACACCTTCAGCGAATCCGTCGCCTACATCACCCGGCTGAATATTGGTAATTGCAACCGCAACGATTCCGCCCAAAGCGACCGGTGTACCGCTAAGAATCTCGTCTGCACCAGAGTTTTTAAGAGGGATGGTTTTACCGTCTTGCACATAATTTTTAGCCATAACGTCTCCTGTCAGCCCCGCAGGGCTGATTTCAGGTATAAAAAAAGCCCTTCCGGGCGTCGATTTTCAGAACTGTAATGATTACTGGCCGCTGGATTTCACCAGGCCGCGGTAATCAAGCGGCGCCACACCAGCATCGATACGAACTTTTGTAGCGATACCGTCAGTAGTAAACCCTTCCTGCTGATCAATGTAAGGTGTATCAACACCATTCAGATACGCCACTTCGATGGTGTCCGTCCCTTTTGCCGCCATCAGATACCAGGCTTTTGCGTCAGCTTCGTCAAGACGGGCCTCTGCAATCACATCTGCAAAATTCTGGATCGGGTTAATAATCCCGGCGTTGATATCCGCCCCTTTTACGCTCGCTGATTTAATCGTCTGGTTAGCCAGTGTCTCCAGCGCGACCGGCACCAGCATAAATGCCGGGCGGATGTTCAGAGAGCGTTCACCCTCTTTCTGCAGGCGCATCAGTTTACGCGCATCGTCCAGACTGCTTACGGAAATAGCACCGGTGGAAAGGTTCTTGTGGTCTGCGTGGAATAACGCCTTAGCATCAGAGAGTTTGGGGTTTTTTGTCAGGATGGCATAAACCAGGTCACCGATAGTCGCCTTAGCGGCACGGCCCATTTTCATCGGTACATCTGTGAGCTGGTTCAGATCATCATTGATGATTGCCTGGCGAGTAATGGAAAAAATTTCTCCGTAGGTGGCAAGCGCGATGGTTTCACCTTTATCGCCGGTTGTCACATACTTATATTCAGCACCTTCGCGAACCTGCCGCAGAGACGGGAATCCGCCCATCCCCACACGATGCGCTGTCTTAAAGTCCGACAACTGGCCTTTCTTTGTCCACTGTTCAAAGGTTTCTGCAGCTTCGTCCCAGCCCTGCAAAATCGCTTTGTTGGCGACATCAAGCAGGATGTTGCCAAAATCAGAGGTGCTGTGCGTCAGCGCCAGCCCTACCATCTGCATCGGGTTATAGCTGGATACACCAATTCCCCGCTCAGTCAGGGCCATGCGGGCATATTCACGCAGGGTCATGCCGTTGTAGACATTGTCACGTTCCTGATCTTCAAATCCGGCACGCGCCATCAATGCCTGGCGAATACCATCGGCGACAAAGTTGCCGTTACCTGCATGGATATGCGCTGGCGTAGTTTTTGCCGATGGCGAAGCATCTTTCCCCAGTAACGCCAGCAGTTTGTCTTTGGCCTGATCAACCGTGCAATCCATATCGGCTACACACTGCGCCTGCAGTTCGGCGTGTTTACCACCAAACATCGCAAAGAGGTTGTTAATACCATTAACGCGCTCTTTTTGCTCAGCGATTACTTGAGCACGAATGGTGTTTTCGTCAATTACGGAAGGTTGGCTCACCACCGGCTGCTGAGGATCGCGCTGGGTGGTAGCTCGCGGTGGCGTTAACATGTTGCGAATACTTTTTGGCATCTTTTCGAAGTCCTCAATACGTTTAGACTGGATACAGGCCATAGCCTGAAGAGAGGGGGTGACCTGGTCGGCAAAGCCCATCGCGACGCATTCTTTGCCGTCCATCCAGGTTTCATCTTCCAGCATCGTCGCTATTTCATCGGGGCTCTTTCCCGTTTTCTCTGCATAAGCGGGGATCAGAACAGACTCAACCTTATCCAGAAGCTCTGCGTAGTCACGCATATCGTTGGCATCACCACCAGCAAAGCCCCAGGGCTTATGGATCATCATCATGGTGTTTTCCGGCATGATGACCGGATTACCCACCATAGCAATGACCGAGGCCATAGACGCGGCAAGACCGTCGATATGAACGGTAATTGCCGCACCATGATGTTTAAGAGCATTAAAAATGGCGATGCCATCAAAGACATCGCCACCGGGGGAGTTAATGTGAAGGTTAATGTGACTGATATCACCCAACGCTTTCAGGTCGTTAACAAACTGTCGGGCAGTAACGCCCCAGTAGCCGATCTCATCGTAAATGTAGATTTCTGCCTGATTGTCGGCGCTGGCCTGCATACGAAACCACGAATTACTTCTTGCGCTGGCTTTCGGACGACGGAGCGTCCGGTTCTTTAACTTCGGCACTGGTGCCTCCTTTATCGTTTGCAGGATCGGTGTCATATACCAGTCCCAGTTCGCGGTTATCATCGACTTCGGCCTTACGGCGCCGTTTCACGTCATCTGGGTTGCGCCCGCTGGCACGCACCCAGTCAGATTCAGTCGCAGCCCCACCCCTGATTTGCGCCTTCCAGGCATTAGCCTCTTTAACTGGGTCGATCCACGGCATGACCGGACCGGAATAAACTGCAGTGTAAAGCGACGCCATATCCAGCCCACGTGGTAGCTTAATTTCGCCAGAAGCCACCGCCATTTTTAACCAGTTTCGGTACATTGGCCGGGTGATTGCGCCGATGAACCAGTCCTGAAGGATCAGATAACCATCTGTTGATTCAACCAACTCTTGGCGCTGAGCACTGTATGTTCCATCGTAGTTTCTGGCTGTACTGGAGAAGCTGAGACGGGCACCGGCAGCGACAGCGCGCAATTGTCCATTTCGGAATGGTTCAAGGTTAGGGTTTGGCCTGTCGGACTTGATCATCCCGATGTCTTCACCGGGCAGCAGATCATCATAGATAATGCCCGGTTCAATCATCACTTCGCGATTGTCTTTACTTGCGTCACTATCAAGGCTTTGCCCGTCCCCTTTTTTAATGTACATCCCCAGTGCAGCTGCAATGCGTGCTGCCGTCAACTCAGCATCCTCGTATTCTTTCAGTGCACTGAGACGCATGAGTACACCAGAAAGAAGTGAGGTTCCTCGGATCTGATGAAGCCGACGGGTAAATTTCAGATGCAGCATATTCCCGGCATCTATATCTTTCGTATCCATTTGGCGGCCAGTAACGGGTAGGCTTTTATAGACTAAGTATTTTTTCGGACGCCCCCAGTTATCTACATAAACTCCCTGACAAAGTTGCTTGGACTCATCATTAGTCATCGGCACAAAATCAGCTTCCAACGCTTCAAGCCAGAAAGGAATGCCAGCTACAGGTTCAAGCCCCTGAGCAGAGCCATTTACCATCTGTGCGAAAATCTCCCCGTCTCTGAGCCAGCTTCGGAGCATCAGTCGCTCAAGCATAGGGCGAGTAAACTGCCCCGTGACCTCAGGACTAACAGACCATTCAGCCCACTTAGTTCTGATTTGTTCAGCCAGCTTTTTCGCTATTTTCCCGTTATTAAGTACCGGGTGGGGCTCAACAATAATTCCTTTTGCACCGACCACCCGTTCTTCAAGCTTATCGAATACGCCGATAACGAGATCGTGGTTGTTGTCCAGCCAGCGCGCTTGCTCGCGGAGGGATACAGCCCCCATTTGGCTAAGCTGGTTAGCTGAACGGTTTTCCCTGCGGGCCTTATGCGTACGAGTGGGCTTAACCGCTTCATAAGCCTGAATCATTGCTCTCGAACGTAACCGCGCAGCTTTCCACCCAGGGGAAAAAACGCCAATTGCGTCATCTAACAGGCTCATGGAAACCTCGCGAGTTTATAACCGGGTCGTCCGCTACGTTGAGCCAGCAGAGAAGCAAGACGACGCTCCCATTCCTGACGCCCCTTGCGGATTTCGGACAGATTTTCGAGCGTCATCTGCTGCCCGTTGAATGTTATAGACTTCCCATCCAGTACCGCTATTTCCGCATCGGTATAACGCTGGATAATGGCTTCAATATCGGTTTGTTTCATACCCAGCCTCCTGATGATGTGGTCCATGGATTGTTTTCAACATTGGGCTGATTAGCCTTCCGTTTTTTCCTGCTGTGGGTCGTTTTTGCAGGTAACGTGGATGACACTTTGCCAGTTTCCGGCGTGCTCTCTTCGATCCATGTTGTCCGCTTCGCCCATTCAGGCGCATCCGGCCATTTGATCTTTTCGTACCCGTGCAATATGACCAGCGCATCGGCATAAACGAGCAGATCGAAGGCTTCATTCGGACCTCGGCCCGGTTTGCTCCATTTTCCATCGGGTGAACGCTCCTCATAGGTCAGTTCATCGTAGAACCAACTGCCGAGCCATTTCGGGAAATGCACATAGTTAGGCCCAGGTGATTCACGCCACAGGGCATTATTAACCTGGTCTTTCAGTGCATCGGTTTGAAGAAGGTAAAGAGGCACATCACCAGCAGCTTTTGCGCGTCTGGTTGATCTGTCAGTGTTATCAGGAAAAGTGCGGGTAATCAGTTTTGATCGCCGGACACTGTCTCCTTTGAAGAGGTAAATCTTTTTACCCAGCCCATCCCGTCGACATTTACGCCAGAACTTGTAGGCGTTATCGGTGACACCATCCTCGCCGCCTGAATCGACAGCCATCGCCATGAGCCGCATGCGTTTTGACGGGTCACTTGATAAGGCCCAAGACTTTTCAAACACGTCAGAAAGAAGTAAATCCCAGTCCTCCGGATAACTAGCCGGATCAATGGGGAAGCATTCTCCGTGCTCACTGGCCCGTAACGACTGCCGGATGTTGTAGCGGTCAACCACCCAACGTTCGCCCTGCGGGCCATATCCGGTAATCTGCACAACGAAACGGCGGGACTTGCCGCCCTGCACGTCGACAGTCGCCATGATAAATTCAACACCATCAGGCACTGTACGCTTTGGCACATCTTCGGCGCGGTGCTCAAGCAGTTCGCTCTTGCGCTGTTCGAGGTTGGCACGGGGCAGATATGGTCGCCCAAAGTCAGTATTTACGACTGTTTTAAGCGTTTCCTCACTCTGTGTAGCTTCATACTCCTGCTCAGCAGTCAGGAATTTGTACATCATCTGCGCCCAAGTCTGGTAAGCAGCTGCCGGACCTTCCATCCAGAACGACGCGATACGCGAGCGGCGCGGCTCACCATATCTGTTGCCATCACGGTCTATTTTTTCCCCGTCGCGCAACCAGACATGGCGGATATTCAGTTCACGTTTCATATCCGCCGTGATCCTACCCTTGCATGCCGGGCACTGGAGATAAGCAGACTCACTAGCCAGAACGGGATCAGGGGAATCCCGGTAGCCGGTCATATTGGCGACTTCCGGCTGAAAGTATTCTCCGCAATGCGGGCAAGGCCAGTAAAGGCGGCGGCGGTCACCACGATTAAACAACGATAATATGCCTGTAGTCGGCGGCGCTTCATGCGCAGTAGTTGGTCGCCATTTTGTGTCGCGGATGTCCCTGCCAGGCGAACTCTCTACCAGAGTCATCCCGCTGGACATAAAGGTAGTCGTACGCTTAGAACCCAGGGAAAAAGCATCACCCTCCCCGTCAATATCTTCAGGGAAGCGGTCATAGTCAGTCAGTGCCACACTTTTGTAGTCTGACGACGACATAATGTTGACTGACGGCCAGCCCAGTTTGAGGTAGTTCCCGGCCCGGAAAGTCCGGTCGTGAACGTTATTATCGTTACGGCGCGGGCTGAGTCGGGATTTTACTTCCGGACTACACCTGAATGTGCGGTCGAGGCGTTTCTTGGAATGTTCACGCGCTTTCTCTTCAGAGACCTGAATGACCAGCATGTCGGCTGGATCACAAACAATGTTATAGACAATCCAGCCATCAATCAGGCCAATCGTTTTCCCGGTTCGGGCCGGACCGACAAATACCACCGCATCATATTCACGGGATGCCAGGCAATTCATCGGCTCAATAATATAAGGGGCCAGATTGGGGTCCCAGGGTACGGAGTTACCCGCCCCCATCGGCACACGCATATATGAGCTGACCGCATCGGCCACCTGCATACGACGTGGGGCACGTAGAATACCGGAGACATCGCGGCGTATCCCCCTGGCAGATGCCCGTTTTGCCATCAGTCCTCCTCTGGCTCATCCTCCTCTGGTTCGGCGTCCATTACTTTTTGTGCGACCTGATCGCGCAGGTCATCAATCACGCTTTGCACGCGTGACACCGCAACAGGCGTAAGCGCGCAGTCGCGTTCAAGAATGTCCGGGAGTGTTTCAAGCACCATGACGACGGCTTTCGCCATCAGTGAAAATTCTCTGGCAACGTCTTCGGCAGGAATAAGCTGCTTTGTATCAACCTCAAATTTCAGTCGCTCGTTCTCAGCCTTCCAGTGCGCGAGCCTGTCTGAGGGGTCCATATCTTCGACACTTGCCGTTGAGACCGTCGGAATCATCAGCTCACTCAAAATATCAGTGACGAGATAGAGCTTGAGCTTGCTATTACTGCCTGGTGCCGGAACAACGTTTTTCAGCCTGGCGGCAACCGTCTGACGGTGTACGCCAGTGATGCCAGCGAGCTGGTTGATGTTTAGTTTTAAAGCAGCGATTTCCTGGTCCATGATGGTGAGCACTTTTTGTACGATTCGACATCATTGAAAATCCGACACCCGGAAAATCAATAACCTGTGCGCATGATGATGATGACTATGAAATATGAAAACTAGCCGTTTTCCGCGAGTCCGCCGCCCCGTGGTAACCTCCCCCTCTGGGAGGACCCGTAAATGATAATGACTATCATTTGCATAAAGTCGATAGGAGCTGCCTCAAATGGCCATTTAGACGTCCGAACGCCCATAAATTCCCTTCTGACTATCGATAATGACATTTATTCGCATTATCAAAGCCCCTCGCGATGTGAAGGACTTCTGTAATGCGTGCGTCTACAGTGCAGATGGAGACAGCTCCCCTTCTTCAAACCATGCGTCTACAGCTCGCCCGTCTGCTGCACGATAATGAATAAGATACTGATTGGGGCCATGTGTATATTCTGCACGAGCTTTGATATGCCCTTCTTCTTCACTGATAGTAACGGTTACCACCTGACCAAGTTCATGTTTAAAGCTCATCGGTTTTACCTCTTTTAGATATAAAAAAACCCCGCCAAAGCGAGGTTATCATTTGACTGAAATGTCTATTTCTTGAATGCCTCAGCATAAGCCTGTGCACTCTTTTGTGATGATTCCATTATGTCATCAGTCAGCGTTTGCTGACCCCACTTGGTGACCTTACCATTAACGAACGTTATAACCAGTCGATCGTTAGCCAATTGTTCGTTATCAATGATTGTGTAACCATAGAGAGCCTTATTCCAGTATATCCAGCGTTCGCGTTCCTGGTTCACATCCGTCCTGCGTGGCGACCCCATGATCTGCATGACGTCGTTTTTATTCATTCCAAGAGATAAAAGCATTGATCTCTGGTTGTAATCTACTTTCTGGACTGTTGGCGCACATGCAGTAATTGTTAAAGCTGAAACACCAATTAATGCTGCAAAAAGTAACTTTTTCACGTCCCTATCCCCATCGGTTTGTTTGGGACAGATTAACAGGGGAAACAACAGCACCGCAATTGAGCCCTGCATTATCACAGGCACTTAGTAAATGCCTGCTGTAATGCCTAGCTGGACTGCTCAGCGCTGGTATCGAAGAGCGGCAGCGCTTCAGTTGCTTCCTGCACTGCTTTCATCGTCTTTGCCACCACTTCAGTCTCTGATGTGACACGGCTGTATTGCTGGATGAATAGCTGATATTTAAGCGGACTATCCTGAACAAACTCTACAGCGACTTTAGCTGCTGCTGTGTCGTAGTTCAGGGTGGAAAGCAGGTTCAGGCGAATCTGCTGGGCGTCGGTGATTTCTGCCATGTCTTACCTCTGTGCGATGTGGGAGGCTTTATCAAACCACTTCGGAAAGCGGCTCCGTGATGCCATTAAAAAAGCCACCCGGAGGTGGCCTTTCTGATGGCTAAGAAAAAGGCCGCAAAAAAATGCGGCCTTTTGTCATGCACAGTTATCGATTAAATAAACTCTCAGGAGCCATCCGGGAGAGCCTAACTTAAACGAGTAACTGACCTCCGACAGACTGGTGTTGGGACGGAGGTGCAATGAGAGTAGTGTGTTTCATTTTTTTTCATACCAGCAACCACACAATAATGGCAGTTCTTCTTGTTAATCGATAACTGCTATTCAATTAGTCTGGCCAGACGGATGATTATCCTGCCAGGGGTCATCACACTCACACGATGAAAATCTTTAAAATAAAACATTAGCCGGTTCACTCGCCTTCGAACAGGTGCAATGGCCTTGCACTGACGAAATTAGATTTAATCGTTCGTTGCCATCTTCCGTACAAGCCAAATAGTCACAAAAAAATAAAGGTTAAAAAGTGAGCTATTTACTGTCCTGTGGTGTATGGTTAGCAATCACTCACGAGGATAAAACCATGTCTATGCTCAAAGACAAGATACGTACACTCAGGCCTGTAAAAAGCACCTGTCCTCACTGCTCTCGCCAGTCAACACATAGCCTGTCGAGAATTAAAAACGATATAACATTGATCTGCCCATACTGCGGAAATATTTTCCTCCCCTCAGAAAGTAAACCTGTTAAGTAACTGATCGAATACTTTACTGAAGCTGATGTTCACTCTTAGGCTTCAGTAAACGAAACGTTGACATGCTTCTTCTCCTGCTTCTGGCAATAAAAAAGGCCGCCATTGGCGACCTGGGTTCAAATTATGTGTGTCAGGGCATATGACACGAGTAACCGCAGTAATAGCCACCGTTGGATTGCGGGTTGACTTTCTGCATATTCTCTGCAACCTACATTTAAGTATAGATCGAACCAGCAGTCCCGATTATCGCAGCAAGCAGAAAGAAGGTGACGGCAGTTCTACGCATTTGCACGCCATAAAATGACAGAGCCAACCCGACGAAAGCAACAATTAAAACTGTCCACATATCCAGTAAGAGGAAGAGATATCCCTCGAAAGCACTGTCAATCAGTACGTCCACATCGCGCATTCCTTTTAATAGATAAACTCCGCTGAAATACTATCACGATAGCGTTAGCAGACTATCTGCTAATCATCAAGCATCGACTGACTTATTTTCGGTGGATTTCTTTTCGCAAGTTGTGTTAGCAATCAGCGTCAGGGCGAGCCACCGCGCGGCATGCCCACATACAGGCTTCCTGCATTTTGGTGCGAGCGATTGCCAGACAGCGCAAAGCTTCATCAATCTCCCGAGCCTGCTCAGCACTTAACATTGCCGGGCCATTACGGACAGCCAACAATTCACCTCGCTCGGTATCAAGCAAACTACATAAGTGGCGGCTGACGCCTTTGAGGCGGTTCATGCGCTCAATCTCGCCCGCGGTTAATGTGCGGTAGCCTTTTACAGTGCTGCCGTCCTGCGGTTTTGCTTCACTCATTTCGTAGCCTTTTCGGTTGGTTGCGGGCAGTTAGCCTGCGCTGATTTGTTGTACGCCAGAATGTCGCGCTTGGTCTGCTTATCTAGCACGTCAATATCGTGGTCAGTCAGGTAGATAATCCGCACCCAGTTGCAGGCGGTATCAACCACCACCGGGGCGGGTAAATCTTTCGCGCAGCTCGCGATCAACATCGTCATCGCCCATACGCTTAACGTCTTCCTGTACATCGCTGGCCCCTTTCGTTGCATCAGCCCGGCGTTCTGCCGCGGCGACGGTAGCAGCGGCGTTTTCTTCAGTGCGCTGCTGCTCGGCTTTGGCTTCCGCCTTGCTGGTCCCGCGCGCATGGCCTAACCCAAACGCGCCAGCGATTAAGCCAAGCAGAACGACTACCAGCCCGCTGATAAATTCAAGGCTCATTGCGCCTCCTGCTGCTCATCGGCTATTTCTTTCAGCTTTGGCTGTCTGACGTATTGAGAGAGGATGGCGAGCACCACCAGGGCCGGGCTAATCATTGCCACAATGTTTGCAGGCAGAATATCTTTGATATCCGGCGGCAGCATCGCCCAGGCATGAAGAGCTGCGTCCGGAAATGATTGGGCCCATACACCGACCAAAGCGCCGGCAGCACCCAGGCGGACAGACCATGTTTTAAGCAGCAACCGGGCATGACCAACAAACTCCAGCCGGGTATATTTGCGCACTAGCAACAGAACCAGCACGGCCACCAGCGCCAGCAGAGCGAAAATAATCATCTTCATAGGCTCACCCGCTCTTTAACCCAGCCGTATAGAAACGCTTCGTTAGCCGGCCTCGCTTCGGCCAACTCAAGATAGCGAGCCCCCTGGCTGCAATTCAGCGCCTTTAGCAGCGTGGCTTCGCCATCTTTGCCACGAACGGCGAGATAACTTTTCAGGGCGGCGATGGTGAGATTGCCGATCGCGCCGTCCGTCTTCAGATCCGGATATAGCTTGCCCTGCATATTCAACGCCGTTAACCAGCGCTGCAGGAATGTACTGGCGACACGTGGCCCCATGTTCACGCCAGTATCACACAATTCCTGTGCAATGGCTGGCGACAACTCGGCGATGCAGTCAAACTTCGGTTCTGTCCAGTATTGCGACAGATAAATTGCTTTGGCTGTATCCCGTGGTAACGCCTTCATATCGCCGCTATAGCCATATGCGCGGGCGGTAGTCTGCGTGATACCCCAGCGCGTTGGGCCGCCTTTATCATTCGGGTTATTTACGTAACCCCCTTCTTTACCGAGGATGCCCTCGATAATCTGATCTGCTGTCATGGCGCCTTAACTCCGGTAATGCGCTCCCAGAAATAGGTCAAAGCAACAGAACCCATTGCCCCGCTAATTCCGGAAGTGGCCAGTATCATGTAAATGCTCAATCCGCTTTCAATGCTCACCAGACCAGCAATAACGCCGGTAAACCCTGAAACCACCATTTGGGCAAGAGCATTGATCAAGCTCCATGTTGCCTTGCTCTGCTTCACATCTATCAGGTAGCGGACAAGTCCACCCCAGCAAGCAATGATCAGCAGAACCAGCCAGGACATCCCGGCAATGCTCTCTTTGTCTTGCATACGTTTAGCCATAGTTACCGCCTCCGATTAAAGATCGGGAAGCTGTGTGTTTGAAAAGGGTCAGGCCCGTCAGGCTGGATTTAACAACGAAGCATGTCGATGATGATTCCTGCGGGACCTGATAATAAAAAAGCCATGCAAATGCATGGCCTTGTGATTTGAATCCGTTATTTACAAAAAGTAGTCAAGACAGTATCTTTCGACTTCCGGACAAAAAAACATATACCGGGACAAAATCTAAATGTAACTGCCTTGCCTGCATGAAACCATGCGGGCTTTTTTTTGCCCAAAGAAAAGGCCCACCGGAATGGCAGGCCTTTAGATAGGGTTATGCAGTATGTGTGTGGTGCCGGGTGCCTCCCGGTGAGTCGCTGCCAGGTCAGGAACGACTCGCAATAAGCGCAAAAAAATAACTCGACCTGGCATTGCCCCTCCGCACAGGGGGATTCACCACCCCAGAAATTTAACATCTGCCAATTTCATTTTCAATGCTATACGACGATGTGACAGGGGTACTGATGCAATGCATCTCGCGAATACCCCTGTCGTATCGCCGGAAAGCAAAAACCCCGCATTGGCGGGGTTCTCGTTATATTCAAATTGTCGCTTCTCATCGCTGCCATCGTGGCGCAGCTCTGCCAAGCATGAATGGATTATCTAAACTTTTGGGTGAAAATCAATTATAAAATGAACCTTGAGCACAAAAAGCTAAAACCTAACTCCTCAGGTTTTTGCGTGCAGATAGAAATGCCCTTCCCTGAAATATCTTAAGGCACCATTTCACGCGCTCTCTTGCCTGGTCTGCCGTCAGCCATGGGGCTATCTTCTGAAGCTCCCTGGTAATATCAGATATTTTTTTTCTCGTCGTGTAATAGCTCAGCCCAACAATATAAACAGGGTCGTTAACATCAAAGGCATCGAGCACGCATTTCTCCACAAAATCAGCATCATCATCACTGATAGCGCTGTCTATGACGCTAGTCTCTGGCTTTGGCCATAAAATTATCTGAGCCCTCTTCAGGGCATTAGGCCCGCGAAATCCCTCCCTCCTTGCCTGTTCAAGCGCAGCAGTGAAACGCTCCAGAGCTTTGTCTGACCATCTGACCCCTTTGATGGCCCACCAGCATGAATGCGTTGTAGGCTTGCGGGGAAAAGTAGCACCTCGTAGACTCTCCCCCCAGACAGTGAGCAGGGATTTAATCCAGGCAGACTGAATACCGGTAAGCAATTCTGGGCGTCCGAGGTATCGTTTATGCGTGGCAACCGCGACTTCTGACATAGCGGCATTTTGTCTACGGCGTTGCATTGGAGTCATGCTGTCTCTCCCCGGATCTGGCAGGTGCGTATAAAGTTTTTGAGGATGCGGTAGTCAACTAATACAGTGCCGCGATGACGGCAAAGACGAAGCTTTTTCCAGCGGTAGCGGATCCGCTCGATTGCGTCACGGCTCATGCGGTCACCTTCTTATCAATGGCAAACTGCGCCAGCGCCATAAACGCGTGGCCTTTCGCTTCCAGTTCGGTGCGGTTGATGTAGCTGAATTTCTCGCCTCGCCAGGTCTTATCAAATACAGCTATGGCACCAGCAAAAAACGCGCTGGTCGGCCTTTGTTTGTCGTTGGCGGGTTTAAACCAGACAGGCAGATCGAAACCAATTCGCCCGCGGATAAAGCAAACATGATCCGCATCTTCTGGCCACCATGTTTCGCTCGTTGCGGATTTGACCAGGAACACATAGCGGCCGCCCTTCTCTCGTTGCGCTGCTGCGTAGTTCATGATGTGAGTCATGCCAGTGATGGCTTGCTTTTCGTGGTATTGAGAACGGCTGTAAGGGGGGTTGCCAAATGCAGCGCCACCAATTGAGTCCAGCATTTCCGACCAGTCCTGTGTCAGCGCATTATCTTCTGCGGTGTACCAGACAGGACATTTTGCATTGCTGTCATCAGCGAACAGGTCCAGCATCAACGGGCCAAACATCGCGTTGATACCCCAGAAAAGCGGATCCGGCGTTCGCCACTGGTCACCAACCTCTTTTAAGTAATGGGATGGTGCGTTGCGTAGGGTTGAGAGGGATTCGCAGTAAGGATTAGTCATGCGGCCTCCTGCGCTTTTTTCAGTACGCGTAAGTCGGCGTAAGCCTGCAGGCGGATGGCTTCCAGCTCTTCGATGGTCCAGCGGTGAATCCGGTTGTCGTTATCAAGCCCCTGAACTGCGGCTTCACCGATTTTTTCCACCAGCCCGACCCGGTAAGCTTTGATATTCCCGGACTTTCCGACATTGCAGTCATCACACTGCAGGTTGATGTTGATGCGGGTAAACCGCAGATGAGAGGCTTTAGCAACGGTTCTGTAATGCCCCGCATGCCAGACTTTGGCGTCCTGAGTACCGCAGGAAATACACCCCTCCCCATTAACGAGGGCCATTTCACGGCAAAGGGTATTAACCACGCGCTCGGTGACTTCCAGCCAGTGACTAAGGGATTTTTCAGCCGTCTTTGGTTCAGGGCGAATATGGTGAACGGGTTTATTTTTTAACCTGTTTTGTGCCTTAACCTTTTGTTTCTCGCGCTGATGCGCAAGGTACTGGGCCTTATGCTCTTCGCAGCACCAGTAAACATTCGAATAGGTAAGGTTAAACCAGGCACCGCAGCCGGGTGCTTTGCATCTGCGACGGGGATCTCTCATATCGCACCACCTGGGTGCGACAGACAAACGGAAACACCAGCATATTTGATAGCCGGTGACAGGAGGTACAGCTTTTGAGAGTGGTTCTTCTGCGCCATCGGTTTTTCTCCGTGGCACAGCGACTGGCAAGAAGGGTTGTTCAGACCCGTAATTAATATAGCTAATTTTAGTCCTGACTTACAGGGGGAAGACCGGCTTTTTTACGGGCCTCATCAAGGGATTTGAGCGAGGTGACAAACTCATCTTTGCGCAGCGGGAAGCCCCTCTCCACAACCCCATTTTTCACATAAACAAGGACAGGCCCGGTATGCTCTTTGAATCCTGGAAATAAATCATCCGGTATTTCCATAAATACCTCATTGGAAACACTCCACCTGCAACGAACACGGCCAACGAGTTACCACACTTAAGAAATAACCGCGCTAAAGATGGCGTAAAAAGTTAACAATGGCGGCATTCCCGCCACTCTCTTACCGCTCAATAAAACCAGTCGTCGGCACTTTCCCACGTTTCCTGCAGGATTTGCTCTATGCTCTTTTTATCGCCGTCAGCGCCACCCAGAACGGTCAACCCGTCAGTACTTGAGCGCCTTATATTTAGTTTGCAGCCTTCATAGTTTTGATGAAGACGGCGCAGCAATTCAACTTCAAGGGCGGGAATGGCCCCTTCTGGCAGTTTTTTAGTCTTGTCGATGGTTACTTCGATTTTCATATTATCACCCACTCGATATACTGTATAAATAAACAGTACACCCAACGCGCTGGATGAGCAATATCTTAAGAGCACTAATTGCTAATTTTTTGGCAAGAATAAAAACGCAAACCCGCCGTAGCGGGTTGAATTGGCTGGTTTATTTCTAGTGACTCAATCAGAAACTGTCAGGGACAAGGTATACAGCGGCTCAGATTCAAACGTAATACTCTCTTTCGTTCGCCACTTTTCATCAGTAAACATCCAGTTGTCAGTGACGTTTTTCATATTGGTTCGATAGCGCCAAGCTACTGGCTTCTGCTCAAGGATGCGCAATAAAGCGCCAGCCATTACCGCGGCGTCCCCACATTGCACGTGGTCAGTTTCAGTAATTTCCTTAAGTTGCTGCTTTGTCATTGAAAATTTGAAAGCGTTTGACATTTTAAACCCTCCATAACTTAATGGATTATACCTCACAGGGGAGGTGGGCTTTGGTTCGACCTTGCTGTGAACCTCTCGGGGACGATATTGACTACAAACATTGCTATAAAAAAACCCGCCGAAGCGGGTCTTTCATACAACTTAGGCAACACTCTGCTCAGAGCAGTTGCACACAGGAATCGGGAAAGGATGACCCTTTCTCGCATGACGCATTACCCCATTAACACAAACAGAGTAGCGAAAAATAATTTCGCACGTCTTCCCGCATTTACTACAGGTTCCCATTGCCATAATCAGCAAGTCCCTGCATACCTGTAAACCCATACAGATTGCGAATTGTTGGGAGATCCGCTAAACTGAAATTGTCAAGTTTAAGTGTAGCGGTGGGTTACCTCCATACATGCCGGAAAGTTCCTAGGCTTTCCAACCCCTAAGCCCTGTTCCTAGCAGGGCTTTTTCATAAAAAGTCAAACGAAAGCTGGTCCATATAAAAACCTAACTCCTTTAAAACCACCTCGGCAAACAAATCAGCTTGCCACTCAGCATCTTCAATTTCTAATGCTGGTTTATTACCTTTATGAAGAAGTGGGCGGTGCCCTAATACGAGATGCCCCAATTCATGGAAAAGCACAAAAAGGGCTTCTCGCTCTCCTTTGCATGCCAGTTCAAAAGTCCGGTTTGGCACACTAATGGTCAAGGTGACAGGATCATAATGACCGGAGGTAAGGTCATAGGTATCGCGGGTCCATATATGATCCTCGACCACATTCAACACAATCCCATAGTCACTTAACAGCTCAAACGCCTTATCAAGGTTTTTCTTCCTCTTTAAGTGCTTAAGATTGAAAAATGTACTGTAATTTATAGCCCTGCTGGTTATGTCAATCATACTCATTGGTGCAACACGGTTTCCACGTAACACGTAAGCTGATGGTTCCAATGGTTATTCCTCAGTATGGTTTATGCTTTTCATCAGCTCGGCTATGCGCTTTAGCTGCTCCGGTGTCAGAGGAGATTTTGCAAATCCAGCTACTAACATCTGCTGGTTCTGAGATAAACCATCAAGAGAGACAAACTGATTAGAAACATCAGCAAGTTCCTGAAGGTTACCCAATTCATAACCCCTAACTTTAAAAAATGCCTGAATTTCCTTCACCCATTTTTTTGGGATCTTTTTACTTCCCGTTTCTAAACCACTCAAAAAAGCAGAAGTAACTCCCAGTGCCTGGGCCATTGTAAGCAGTGTGCAGTCGGTATCTATCCTCGCTTTTCTAACGGCCTTACCGAATTCAGTGAGTGCCATAGTTGATTCCTCGGTTTGCTGTGGGGCAGGCTTACGCCTGTGATATTTTCAATATACCCAAATTTACCATGAAGCGATAAAAAGTAAACCATTTTGGTAAATTATTTTACGCCGATGGTTTTACTCAAAATTACTACTCAGGTAGCCTCGTATCGACCTTGCTGTGAACTTCCCACAGACTGATTCCGCAGCTGCCGCAGAAGTTAGCCAAATAATCCAGGCCTGACCATTCCCGGACACCTCCGCGCGCAGCCTCTACGTATACCCCGATTTGCTTATCTCTCCACAGGCCAAACAGTCGCCAGCCTCCGCTATCTGCGTTTCTGACTGCAACAATGCGGGTCAGAACTCCGGTCTGATACAGATCGGTAAAGGCTGGCTTTTTTCTGGTTATCATTTGCATAAATAACAAACCTTAGATTTGTTGATAACAAATATGGTGTTTGTGTTTTATTGCTTTATCCCCTGCTCAGTATTTTTCAGGTCGTTTTCCGCGAATAGGATCGACGTTCTGGCAGCGCGTAGCCGTGCCTTTGCATTTTTCTCTTCTCGCTCGAGGTTGGCGACAGATTCGCGCAGCTCATCACGGCGGTTATGAAGCTGCTGAATCTCTCTCACCACAGCCTCGCCATCAGTCGCGCACTGAAGAACGTACTGGAAAGGGTCAACGGCACAGCCACATTGAAGGCACAGAATGATCCGCCCTTTCTCATCGACTTCAACGGCTTTATGCTTGCAGTGTTGCTGCCTGTAGTCCTTTCTGTCGGTTACGGTGATATTCAGTAGCTTCTCTTCGTCTCGCTTGGGCTGCACCAGAGTGATGACGTTGTCGCTGTCATTTTCCATCTAGCACCTCCTGTGGCGCGGCTGGCAGCGGCATCCAGTGACTGAACATGTCCGCGTAGTAACTTTGGTCTTCAAAATCTGTCCAACGGTTTTGCACGTCATCCCAGCACAAGACCTGCTGATTTGCCCACTTAGCAAATACAATCACCCACTCCTGCGAGCCCGGCATCCGCTCGCTTACCGGAATCCATCCTGGAATAATTTCAGGAATATTTTGTTGTGCGTTTTGTGGTTGCGGGGCGGCTGCGAGCATGGCCTGCCATACATACTGAAATGCTTCCCCCTTCATCTCCTGCTTTGCTCCAGCCTTGAGCATGTCGAGCGTCGCCTCCTTCGGCACCATCACGTACCCCTCTGGAATCGCCGGGGAGTTGCCAGCATTTGGATGCAGAGCGCGAATCCCTTCGGCTAATTCTTCTAGGGTGGATGAATATTCGCGCTGTGCGTCATTGCCGAACTCAAAAAAGCCCGTGCCGGTGTCGTATCGTCCGTGTTCGCTGTCGTATGCCTCACGCTGCTTATCTATCCATTTGGCGGCGGCTTCAATGCCATCGCGATAGAAAGTGACTACAGGCGCTGTCTGCGCAGCTTCAGTTTTCCAACCGTGATACCACATAAATGCGCAGTAAGCGGCAACGTCGCGCGGATCACCTTTGGCGATATGCTGGTGAAAGTGCGCCTGGCATTGACTTGGCCATCCATCCTGTTTCCAGTCTGTGTCGTAGCCGTATTTTAATTGGGCCTTGTACAGCTTCTCTGCCAGGGCAGTGCAGAAGTCGGTCACCAGCTTCTGCGTATCAGGGTGAAGTCCGAATGGCATAACCGGCGCTTGTGGCGCGGTATAGAGTTTGGCGCCTTCTTCAAGGTTTTTGTGCCATTCGACCAACAACGCGTCGCCGACCTCAATAACCTCTCCCACCGGCTCCCCATCCAGCGGCGGAAGGTCTGGAGTTGTCACGCCAAACAGCGCCGCCAGTGCGCGATAGTTCTGCTCGCTGTGATAGCGACCTTTGCAGCGAACCAGCTTTTCGGCTGCTGCGTTGATGGCCTGCGCCTTCTCCAGCGCCTCTACCAGCGCGATAACATTGTTTGGGTTAGCCAGGGCGTAAAATTTCTCCGCCGCCGCACGACCTTTCGAATACCGGGCGATAATGGCGAGCTCTTTGGCATCGATCGCTGCCGCTTTAAGGCTCTGCGCCAGTTCGGTGATATCAGTTGTCATGCTACCTCCCCGAGCACCCAGCGCAGAGCATCAGCGTATTCACCGCTGGCACCTTCGAGGGCTTTAGTGATTTCTTTGCGTGATTTGAGACGTGACTTAGTTTCGCCAAGCACGGCGCGCTGACGCCTGGCTTTTTCATGGCCGGTAGTTCCAGCGGTCGCAGATTCAATCTCTTTCACTTTTTCCCGCTGCTCTTCGGGTTTCAGTGATGCCAGCTGACGTGCCTGGGTAACGGTAACTGTGCCCGACTCCACTGCTTCCCGGACGGCCTGGGTGGCATCGAGAAGGGAGAGCGTTGCACGAACGGTTTGAACGCTGCAGCCAAACAACACCGCAATGTCGTCCTCATCGAGTCCGCGGTCGAGCGCGTCTGACATTTTTTTAGCCCGGCCAAGCGGTGTATCAGGTCGGCGAATTTCGTTTTCGCTGACCATGTATTTAGCCATCTGATTTGCTGATCCGCGCTTAACAACCCCAGGAACAAACAGTGGGTCTTTGCCTTCTTTAAGAAGGAGTTTATTTGCCTCAATGGTATGTTTAACGCGCTGGCGGCCTACAACCACGCAGGTGAGCCCCGTTTCAGGGTCTTTCCAGACGATAATCGGCTCCAGTACACCCAGCTCCTTGATGTTCAGCACCATCCCTTCGTCGATCGGCAGGTGAACCCGCTCATCGTAAAGAGGATGGCTCTTATCGGTGACCAGGTGCAGATTTTCAGGATCAAACTTCAGAGCATTTGTCTTTCCACTGGCGCCGTATACGTCGATTGAATTCTTAGCCATTTTTAACCTCGTTTTTATTAACCGTCTCAGCCCATTTTTCTTCCAGCTTTCTTCTGGCTTTATCCTTGCCACCAGCCCAGTAGCTTTGCTGGACTCGGTAATGGTCATACGGGCATTTCAGTGCGCCAGAGCAAGAGCCAAACGTATAATCTTTCCAGTGGTACTCAGGTAACGCGCCGCAATCAGGGCATTTCTGTAATTTCATTGAGCAACCCCGCGACATTCCCTCAGGAGGTTTTCAAACATCATGCGGATACGGTTCGCACAGCCAAACGGCATGTCGTTAAAGCGCCACAAGGCTGCGCCGTTGCGTAGGCCGCTCTGGACAATCTGCCCTGCCCCATGCAGCTGGCGAAGCTGGCCATTCACTGACGACATACCGCGCCCCAGCGCAGTGGCGATTTCACGCGTAGTCAAATCAGAGTTAGCTTTGAGAAATTCGATCATCGTGATTTCACCGCTGTATTGTGTTTTCTTGGATTTGTTTTTTTTCATTGAAAAAACTCCTTAGCCCCTGAAACCCTTAGGAATATCTGCCTGAACCTTGCCGCTAAAACCGAGGTTGCCACCGGTTGTGAGATTTGCCGGACAAAGCTTCACAGCCACCTCAGGCCATTTGCTCCGCAGGCGGTCTGCGGTTTTAATGTCCTTGACCCACCAGCTGTTCTGAATGCGTTCAACCATCGTGTACATGTGCTCGTGAGTGCAGCCCTGCTGTTCGCGAAGCAACCGGATTTCATTCGCCCAGAAGGTCCAGTTTGGCTCTGGCGGTCTTGAAATCGTCCCGTCGAATTCAGCAGCACGCTCATGTACCTCGACGACGCGGGCATAAAACCACTCTGAAAACTCCAGATCCTCAGCGCTGCCCCAAAGGCTTTTTTCAGCGTTGAAAATCACCGCTTCAGGATGTTTTTCAGCAAAGTTATCCACAGGGGAAGTCTCTCCGCCTTGGTTTTTAAGATCTGTTATAAGATCTGTTCTTTTAAGATCTGTATAGAGATAGGATTCGGCGTTTGTGCCGTTTCCATTCGGCGTTTGCGCCGTTTCCTGGATTCGGCGTTTATGCCGAATGCATTCGGCGTTTGTGCCGTTTCCATTCGGCGTTTGCGCCGAATCCAATACTTTCAATATTTTGCTTCCATTCGGCACTTGTGCCGAATCCAGTATTGACGGGAAAATCTTGAGCATCAGCTCTTCCTGGTCGATGCGGTAATGCTTCTTCGGCGTACCGTTAACCTGACGAATTTCTTCCTGTATAACGCCGGGTAAATATTGCTCAGTAATTTTGTAGATAGCTCTTCGGACCACATCGCCCTCTAAAACCCGAACCTCTTTCGCAAGCGCTGCATGCTCTTTGTAAAACCAGCCGTTTTCCAGACTCGACTTACCCGACCAGAACACCAGTTGATTGAGAATGGCCGCCAGCAAATGCTGCTGCCTGTCTCCTGCAAAGAAATCCAGATACGGTCCGGGGATCGTGATGCAGTTCCCCTGCCCCGACATGGCCTGAACAATTTCAAACACCTGATTGTTCATTCCGAAACCTCATTGTGTAGCCGTAAAAACTCTCTCAATCCCACCCAGCCAATAGCGCCGCAGGCTTTGCGGTAGGAAACATCTTTCTCTGTCGCTGTGAGTACCGTCACCATGTGGCCTTTGTGTCTGTGCTGGAAGCGAGAACCGGCCTTAGGAATGCCAGTGCCTGCACAATCTCCTTCAGACGGCTCATACGCCGGATACGCTCGTTTCAGGCGAGCAATCAATTCAGCAGCAGACTGGTTACGCATGGTTGAACCTCGCTTAGTGAATCAGCGTGTTACCGGAGGGGCCGCCATCAGCAATCCGGTCAGAGATAGCAATCATTGCGCCGAACAGCGCTTCCATTTCGTCGTCGACACGCTGTTTGCGGTGAAGCAGTTCCCGGAAAGTTGCGGAGTAATAACTACGCACCCGCGCCAGCAGTAACGGCGGCATAGCCCGTTCAATTGCCGGGAGAAGCTGCGCGATTTTTTCGATTGATGCAGGTGAATCACTTTCAACCCAGCGGTAAATCTTCTGGATATTGCGGCTCAGTGCGTCAGGGTGGCTTTCGTCATACAACTCTGGCTTAGTCATGCCCATGGAGAAATACGCGTCGACAATAGCCGATACAGGCGTTTTACGGCCACCAGGATAAAGCGCCCAGGCATTCATGGCCTCGCGAATGCGTTCATGCCTGATTTTCATGATTCACCTCACCAGAACGTTTTTCGTTACGATATTGGTCGTAAATATCTTTGTCGTAATGAAGCTGACCTTCAGAAGCAGCTTGAAGACGTGCCGCGCGCCCTTCTGGTACCAGCACCCCCCACTTATAAACTGTGGGGGTTCGTACGCCGGCCGCTTTTGCAAGCCTCCGTTTGTCACCATCAAAAAAAGCTAGAGCCTCACTAGTTAACATTGATTATCTCCGTTTGTTAGACATATCTAACAATAATCTGCGCGAGATAACTAAGTCAAGAAAATTTAGAATCATCTAACTATGGATAAAGAGACATTAGGCCAAAGGGCCTTCAAAAGAAGAAAAGAGCTTGGGTTAACGCAACGCGAACTTGCCAAACGCGTTAGTGTGGCCCATGTCACCATTTCTCAATGGGAGCGAGATGATACCGAGCCAGTAGGTAAGCGACTATTTGCTTTGGCTAAAGGGCTGAAGTGTGAACCAACGTGGTTGTTGTTCGGCGATGATGACAAAGCACCTTCCCAGGCATCTCCTGAAGAAAAACAACCAGAGTTAACTGAAAAACACAAAGAACTCATTGATTTATTTGATTCCCTCCCCGAATCCGAGCAATCTTCTCACTTAGAAGAGCTTCGCGCCAGAGTGGAAAATTTTAATAAACTCTTCGAAGAACTGCTCAAAGCAAGAAAACACAAATCAAAAAGATAATTCTCTGTTTATCAGTGAGTTATCTTTTCTCACCTCTTTTGTTAGGTTTTTCGAACAAAATAATCTTGATTTGATTGTTAGATTTATCTAACCTAAATCCATCGAAACCAATCACCGCGCAGTGACTGGCAAGAAGAAAATGTTCCGCTACCCGGCGATAAGGGTCAACTAGATGAGGTGAAGCATGGAATTCAAAGATCTCCCTCTGGAGGTGCAGGAAATCGCAGCGCAGTGCCTAGCAGATAAAATCAGTTACGTGTCAGGTTTCGCGGAAGGCGCTGTGAAAAACGAGCCTGCAAAAGATCAGGCCCGTCAGATAAAAGGGGCTTTTGTGGAGCTTTACACCTCTACGGCCGCATCTTCATCTCAATGCGATTGCGGCCACAAAGGTAAAAATCAGCAAGCCAGCATTAACGTCATGACTCGCACGATCACCCCTCTGCCATGCACTGGAGACGGTGTTGACCGCGTTTATCACGAGACAATGGTTAAAGCTTTAAGAATCGAACTTGATGGGCTTCGGCGTCAGATCGTGATAAACGAAATCGTTGCCAACTAAGTGAGCTGACGGAAGTAACAATGCACATTGTTCAAATTTACAGACAAAGATATTCGCATTAACACCAGCACTATTAGCAATTGCAAATGTTTGATCAACAATTTGTTGGCAGTTCAATGTGCTTTTGAGGATGTATCCTTCTGGAGTCAGTCTGCAAAAACTATCGTCAGAGTCTTTGATTGTTTTCTGGTAAAGAAAGAGAAGCATAAACTCTTCAAATTTTTTGGTCTGTTCGGCTGTAGCTTCAAATAGACGAACGTGAATATAAAACTGGTCCATTAGATTTCCTTGCTGGGTGTGTGAGAACTCCAGCATACCACCGAGCCTGACGTGGTTAAAAGACAGGCATAACAACAGACTTTGCAATGCAGTGAATGCGGCTATGCGCACGCGGCTCAGTTAAGCGGTATCACTCGTTTCTAAAAAGAGTGGGGTGGAAAAGAAGCTGTCGATACCAGTTGTTAACTGGCTGGTATCACCGGGAGGCACCCGGCACTGCATTGCAAGGTCTGTTAGGTACTCAATACACATGAGGGAAATGAGATGATTCGAGACGAAGACAAGCCAGCATGGCGCCGGTTCTGGTTGAAGGTTGTTCCGTTTTTGGTTGTGGTCGCATCGGTAAGCGTTCAGTGCTGGGGTGGAGTATGAGCAGAAATGGCATTCGTTCACTGGTTATTGTTCTGACCATCTGCCTTGTTGCCTGGTCAGCGACCATTATCAAAATTCTGCATGTTACGGGGGTGTTTAATGGCTAATTTTCTGCAAAGCAACCCGATGGTTAAAGCAGCTCAAAGCAAACTCGCTATTGCGCAATTTATTGGTAACAGTGGCATGTGGTCTGATGCCATGGCGTCAATAAAAGATATTCATGAAGCAACAAAGCACGAAGAAGACCATATGTTTTGTGGTCGCACGGATTCACTTTCCGGACTTCAATTTCGGGACGTAGTTTTAAATTACGACCTGTACGGGGATTTAATTTCCGTCGATGCTGACTTGCTTACAGGGCAATATAAAGTAAATACCGAAGTTTCATTTTAATTATCGAAAAAATGAATTAATGCCTTAAATGGCAGGTATCCACACACCTTAATACAGGAATAAATATGGAAACCGAAACACTCCACTGCTACAGCTGCGGCGGCTCCTTTGCACGCGAAGAGTTGCAGTATCGCCCCATCGGAAAGGGTGCATACCGTAAGCAAGCCTATTACTGCCCTGTATGCAATGAAAAGCAAAAGAAGAAAGAAACGCTCACAGCTGCAAAGTCATCATTCCGAAACTCATTACCAGCCAGACCAGCAACAGCCCAATTACGGCCTTCGTTCTGGAATAAATAAAATCAGTTTCAGTTAGCAATCCTGCAAAAGGAAATAACAAATATGAAAATAGAATTTATTGATAAAGGTGTAATAGCAACTGCGATTGTCACCAGTACGGTATTCGAATTCCGGCTACACAATCGCGCCGTTGATACTGCTTTATTTCTGGCTCCTTCCGTTCGTTCAAAGCGTAGCGGATTCTTTATTTTAAAAACGGTTATTTCCGGTAAAACACCTCACGTACTGCGCGCATACAGCGCACTTCGCGCGGAGGCTTCTCGATGAGCAAATCTCTAAACGCACGCTGCATCAGACGCTGGGAAGTGGAGTTTAAACCTATCTGCGATTCTAAGGTGAATCCGTTCTGGCGCAAGAGTGACCTCAATGGATACATCCGCGAAGCGGCGCTTACCACAGCTTACAGCATGGTCGAGAGCATGGCTGAACGTAACGCTAAGGTTGACTATGACGGTGAGCCAAACGGATGGTCGCCAGAATTTTCAGCCTGGTATCGGGAGCGCCGGGAAAAGTACCTTAAAGAGGCACGTGACTACCTGGACGAAGAAGCTACCAACGACGAAATAGACGAGGAGATTCAGAACGAGCTGGAGGCCTGGAATGATTGAGAAAACCATTCTCGACATGTGCTGTGGCTCACGCATGTTCTGGTTCAACAAACGAGATACTCGCGCGGTATTTGCTGACATTCGAGCTGAAGAGCACAAGCTGTGCGACGGCCGCCGTCTGGTTATCTGTCCTGACCTCGTTGCTGACTTCCGTGCGCTGCCGTTCGCTGATGCCTCATTTCCGGTTGTTGTGTTTGACCCGCCACATCTTGAGCGCGTCGGACAAACCGCTTGGATGGGAAAAAAATACGGGCGCCTGAATAAAAAAACGTGGCGCGCCGATATCCGCGCCGGATTCAAAGAGGCATTCCGCGTGTTGTGGCCACACGGCGTTCTTATCTTTAAATGGAATGAAACACAGATACCGGTTAGCCAGATTCTAGCGTTGACTGACGAAAAACCAGCGATCGGCCAGCGTACCGGAAAGAACGATAAGACCCATTGGATCATCTTCGTAAAGGAAGGTACAGCATGAGCTTTTTTGAAATTGACTCTCGATTTTTGATGGATACAGCATTTCACCGCCTGGAAATCATCCGTGACGATGGCCTGTATCGCCACCTTCGAATGCAGCAGCCGGGAACGTCCAATTACTACTATGACGTAATTACCTGGCCTGGCTATTTGACTGTGACGGGTGACATGGGAACCTGGACCTTTTCCCGAATAGCGGACATGTTCGATTTTTTTGGTGCCTGGGAAGGTGGAATCAATACCCATTATTGGTCTGAAAAGCTGGAAGCTGGTGCGGGCTGTTCGGCGCGCGAAATGCTGGCGAAAGAGTACAACCACGAAACGTTTTGCAAAAGCCTGAAAGAGTCGCTTAGTGATTACCTGGAGGGTGAGGAAGGCTCAGAACAAGAAGAGGATGAAGACTGGGACGACGATGACGATACGCCAGATAGCGATAAAGCCAGGGTGCGAGAAATTGTCCGTGAATTATGTCGTGCTGAGTTTAACAACGACTTTGAGGCTTACAACGCCGTTTATGACGCTGATTGGCCTGAAAGGTTTAGCGCATGGGATATATGCGACGGCCTGACCTTTAAAACGTATACCAGCCACTTCCGGTGGATTCTATTCGCTATCACTTGGGCAATCAGCAAATACCACAACGCGAAGATTGTTGATAAAGCGATGGGTACGTTTCTGGCTGTGAAAGGCTCTATCGCATAAATAGCATGATACGACTGTAGAAACTGAATGATTTCCAATAATCAACATTAAACCGGGGAACTGATTATAGTTTCCCGGCCATGAGGTTATTTATGGCCGATATTACTCAAGAAGATGAATGGGTGATGGAAAAGGGAATTGTAGCGAAGATGTATATGACTCCCCGGCAAATTAAATCTTACCGGGAGGGAAGATGGATTGAGGGCGTTCATTATAAGAAGCACCCACCAGATCCAAAAGCTTCAGAAGGAAGGGTAACGCTTCTCTACAACTACACCAGGATTAATAGGCTTGTCGGGGAAACATAATGAATATGCCTGCTGGCGTAGAGCTGCATGGGAAAGGAATAAGAATTAGCTTTCTATATCGCGGCATACGTTGCCGCGAAGTTTTGCGGGGCTGGACTGTATCAAATAGCAATATAAAAAAAGCGGGCAATCTCCGTGCTTTAATCATGAGTGAGATTCAGCAAGGTAAATTTGACTATGCAAAGCACTTTCCTGAATCAAAGGCGCTTAAAAAATTCACCACAACACAAAAAATTAAAACCTTCGGTGAATTGTGCAAAGTTTATCTTAATGCCAAAAAGCTTGAGGTCTCAGCTGCGTCATACAGAGGCGCAGAATCACGTATAGCAACGCTTTGCGCTATTGTTGGAAGTAATACGCATATTGCGGATATTCAGCATACCGACCTGTTGAATTACAGGAACGCGCTATTAACTGGTAACACCTTTAGCGATCACGCGCCTTGGCTTAAAAGAAAAGGTCGCGCTGTATCCACGGTCAACGGCCTGATGAACAACCTGACTGCGTTGCTCAAGCTGGCGAACCTGAGCGGCTTTATCGAGCATACCCCTCACGAAGGTATAAAGATGCTTAAGCGCTCCAGGAGAGACCCGGATCCGCTTCTACAGAGTGAGTACGAAGGTTTCATCAAAACGTTATCTCCTCGGTATGTTTTGCTCTGGACTACAGCTATCTTTACTGGTCTTCGGCATGGAGAGCTTACAGCTTTAGCCTGGGAGGATGTGGACCTTGATAAGGGTGAGCTTCACGTCAGGCGTAACCAGACGAATGAGGGCCTGTTTGTGCCACCCAAAACCGAAGCGGGGATCAGAACTGTAACCCTACTTGAACCTGCGCTGAATGCTCTACGCGAACAATTCAAGCTAACTGGCGCATTAAGCAAAACCGAAATCACTTTTCATCATCGTGAGCATGGGTTAACTGAACAACAAAAATTGCGGTTCGTATTTATCCCCCCCAAAAACTGGCGCGGGGAAACGAAGTATTATGGCTCTCAGTCTCTGGGGTATAGTTGGGAGGCTGGATTAAAGAAGGCGGGAATCAGGAGCAGACGTCCTTACCAGTCGCGCCACACTTTCGCATGCTGGCTTTTAACTGCCGGAGCTAATCCGTCTTTCATCGCCGGACAGATGGGCCACGAGAATGCAAAGATGGTTTACGAGATTTACTCGAAGTGGATCGGAGAGATGGACCGCAACCAGGTAGAAATGCTGAATAACAGTTTTTCTGACGTTGTGTCCCAAGGGTGCCCCAAACGTAAGGTAGTAGGTATAAAAAACGTTTAG